GGCGTACTACTAACATGAATGCTGGTGGCTCTATCAAGAAGTACGCTGCTGGTGGCGCTGTTCGTGGAGACGGGATCTGCCGTGTGAAGACCAAGGGAAGGATGCGTTAATGGCAAAGGCGAAGTCAGGTAGCAAGGTAAACGCTGCTGGTAACTACACCAAGCCCGGTATGCGTAAATCCTTGTTTGAGTCGATAAAGGGACGGGCGGTGCAAGGAACTAAGGCTGGGCAGTGGTCCGCAAGGAAGGCCCAGCTTCTTGCAAAGCAGTATAAGGCGAAGGGCGGCGGGTATAAGGACTGATCCATGAGAAAGCCACAGCAATCGCTTAAGGCATGGACTGATCAGAAGTGGAGAACTAAGAGTGGTAAAAGATCTTCTGATACAGGTGAAAGGTATCTTCCAGAAGCCGCCATTAAAGCTCTTAGCCCTGCTGAGTATGCCCGAACCACCGCCGCCAAGCGTAAAGGCAAGGCGCAGGGCAAACAGTTCGTCCCGCAGCCAAATGTCATATCTAGAAAAACGCGCTCTTATCGGCAAGCGGGTAAGTAGGGAAAAGTAAGTGGCATACAACACTACAGGTACAACTGGTTTCAATCTTGACCTGAACTCAATCGTCGAGGAGGCGTTTGAGAGGTGCGGGGCTGAACTGCGTACCGGCTATGATCTGCGTTCTGCTAGGCGTAGCCTCAACCTGATGCTTGCAGAGTGGGCCAATCGTGGCATTAATATGTGGACAGTGGAGGAAGGTTCTATCGCCCTGACTCCCGGTACCGGTACTTATAATCTTCCTGTTGATACTGTGGACTTGTTAGAGCATGTGATCAGGACTGGGACCGGACAGAACCAGAGCGACCTGACCATTAACCGCATTTCTAACAGTGTCTATGCTGCCATCCCTAACAAGAACGCTACTGGTAGGCCGATCCAAATCTGGATCAACAGGCGTACAGGCGCGAACAATAGCTCAGGGACTCCGCAGTACCCACAGGTAAATCTCTGGCCGGTGCCGGATAATTCCGCTACCTATACGTTGGTATATTGGAGACTACGCAGAATGCAGGACGCCGGTAACGGTGTTAACGGTCAAGATATCCCGTTTAGGTTCCTCCCATGCTTGGTTGCAGGGCTGGCCTACCACTTGTCGTTAAAGATTCCCGGCGCACAAGACAGGATCGTGATACTGAAGGAAATGTACGATGAGGCGTGGGTAGAGGCGTCTGAAGAAGACAGAGAGAAAGCTCCTGTGAGGTTTGTGCCTAAGCAGGACTTCTAATCATGTCCATCACGTTCTCATCTGCTAAAAATACTATTGCCGAGTGCGACAGGTGTGGGTTTCAATATAAATTAAAAGAACTAAAAAAACTTGAGGAGTCTGGCCGCAGCGTTAATTTAATGGTCTGCCCTACTTGCTGGGAACCTGAGCATCCACAGGACGATCTAGGCAAGTACCCGGTGTTTGACCCGCAGGCGGTTAGGAATCCGAGACCTGATACAAGCTATTACACAGAGAGCGGAAGTAGGAAGATTCAGTGGGGTTGGAATCCTGTGGGCGGCGGGAATTCCTATTACAACCCGGAAACGCCTAACGATTTGGTGGCTACAGGCTCCGTGGGAGCCGTAAACGTAGTGGTTTCTTAATAGGAGCTTTGCATGAAGAAGAATATGCCCAAGAACGTACCGGTTGAGCCGGGTTCTGGTGGAGGTGCGTATCCTGAAGACGACATCGGGTATTACGGCACAAAGTTTTACGGGGATCGCTGGTCCAGCAATAAGCAGAAAAAGAAGTATATGAACATGCGTGGCGGCGGCGCTGCGCGTAAGGGCAAGCGGTTCCTCGACTGGGATTGATAGTAACCTATGAACTACACCCAATTGTCTCAGGCGATACAGGACTACTGTGAGAACACAGAGTCTACGTTTGTCTCGCAGATTCCGACATTCGTGCAGTTGGCAGAGGAGCGGATCTATAACTCCGTACAGCTTCCTGCCGTACGTAAGAATGTTACTGGAAACATGACTAGTGGGAACAAGTATGTGACCCTGCCCAGTGATTGGCTGGCTACGTACTCAGTGGCAGTTATCGACCCGGCTACCAACGCGCAGACGTTCCTTCTGGATAAGGATGTGAACTTCATCCGTGAGTCTTTCCCTGATCCAGATACGACGGGGGTACCCACCCATTACGCGCAGTTTGACGATAACAGCCTGATCCTTGGGCCTACTCCTGATGCGTCGTACGGTGTAGAATTACATTATTACTATTATCCGCCGTCGATTGTGACGGCCAGTACCTCTTGGCTTGGGGATAACTTTGAATCCGTACTGTTGTACGGTGCCCTGCGAGAGGCATATCTGTTCATGAAGGGTGAGCAGGACATCGTGGGATATTACGAAGAAAAGTATAAAGAATCCCTCATGCTGCTGAAAATGCTTGCTGATGGCAAGAATCGTCGAGATGCTTATCGTAGTGGTCAAACGAGGGTACCAGTAGCATGATGGGTGTAAACATTGGAGATCCTTACGTCGTCACGACCCACAACCGTGGGCACAACGCAGAGGAGATGGCTGACCTAGCTCTTAACAAGATCATTCACGTTGGGAGCAATAGTCACCCGCTGATCATTGAGCAGGCCAAGGCTTTCAAGGAGCAGATCAGGTACATCCTGATTGAGTACTTCAGGAAGGCTCAGGAAGAAGAGCGTTCGACCCTAAAGGTCAAGCTGGTACAACACGGCTTTGATGACCTTGCAAAGATAATTGAAAAACTCTAAGGAGATTTAGATGGCTATTACTCAGGCAATGTGTACGTCTTTCAAGGTCGAAATCCTGACTGCGTACCACAACTTTGGCACCACGGTAACTCGCGGTGGAACGGGCGCTGACACTTTTAAGCTCGCCCTGTATACCTCGTCGGCCAGCCTTGATGCTGCGACCACTGTTTATTCTGCTACTAACGAAGTTAGTGCAAGCGGAAGCTACTCGGCTGGCGGTGGTACGTTGACCGTGGCTCAGGTGCCGACTTCTACCAGCACTACGGCGTGGCTGGACTTCTCTGACTTGTCGTTTACTTCCGCGACGATCACGGCCCGTGGCGCGTTGATCTATAACGATACTCAGGGAGACCGTGCGGTGTGTGTTCTGGACTTCGGATCTGACAAGACTTCGACTTCCGGTACGTTCACCATCCAGTTCCCGACTGCTGACTCGACGAACGCTATTATCCGAATCGCGTAATGGCAACGGTAAAGCATCGGTTCGGGCCACGGGACGCGCAGTATCCGACTACGAACTACGCGACCTACAATGCTGTATCGGGAACCAACTTCCCGGTAGAGTCGCTTGCGTTCGATCAGACCACTTCGGAAACGGTCTATTTTCAATTCCCGGCGGTTAATTACGGATCTGGAAACCTCACAATTACAATCCAGTGGTATTCCTCCGCTACCAGCGGCGGCGTTGTGTGGGGCGGCAGTTTGGCAGCGGTTACGCCCGTCTCAGACGCAAGCAGTATTGAAGCAAAAGCGTTTGCTACCGAAGTCAATAGCGGCAGTGTCACTGTTCCTTCGACAAGTAAGGCGCTTACCCAATCGACAATTACCCTAACTAATCTGGATAGCATAGCCGCCAACGACTATTGCATCTTGAGGCTCGCCAGAAAGACGGCTGATGCCGGGGATACGATGGCCGCTGACGCGCTGGTTGTGCAAGTCGGAATTGACTATAGCGACACCTAATCATGTCGCGTGGTTACACGGGAACAACCGATAAGAGTATTATAGAATCGTCACCGATTAGCGGGGATGTATTTACTTTTTCTGCTTGGGCTGCATTTGACTCAGGCACACTCCCGCAAGTCTGCATTGCTTTGACCAATCAAACTAGTACACAGAACCAAGCCTTCCTTAACTGTTCTTTTGATATTGACTCGACCGTAAACTTTTCAGTCAGGCGAGCAGGAACTTTCTATCATACACGCACAACCAATACCGCAACTGCCAATGGCGGGTGGAATCATCTTGCTGGCGTCATGGCCGGAGTTTCAGAGAGGTACAGTTATCTAAACGGGGATACGGCCAACAAAGGCACCAACACTACGACCATCACCAGCATTGCTGGATTGTTGAACAGAACTTGTGTTGGCTGTATTTACGCTTCGACGACTCTTTCTCAAACAATGCAGGGCCGTGTTGCTCACCCCGCCATTTGGAGCGTGGCCCTGACAGATGCGGAAATTGTCATGCTGTCGCAAGGCGTCTCGCCGCTCTTGGTTCGCCCAGAAAGTCTGGTGTTCTATATGCCTTATCTGGGCAGGGACACCAACGATATCGATATTGAAGGCGGGAGACTGCTGGTCAACACAGGTACAACTTCTGAGACATCTGAGCCGCGTGTCACTCGGGCAACTGACAAGAATTCAGCCAAGATATTTTTGCCGCCTACTCCAATCATTGGAATTGGAACGCCTGTCTCAACGGCTATTACCAGCAGCGGTACTGTGGATGTCTCAGTCACGCTTGCTAATCCTAACGATGGGTTGATAGTCGTTGTCAAAAGCAGCAACTGGTCCAACGATCTTCCAGACTCCGCAAAATCAGTCGTCTTTGATCCGGGTGGATCAAATCAACGAACAATTCTCTCTACTGAGGCTACCCTCTGGTGTAACACAGACGGTCAATTCGTTGGACAAGACGCTCCTTGCGCTATTTTTCACTTTACCAAATCCATGCTGCCATCTTCTGGAACTTACACAGTAAGATGGTCTGACACAAACTATTCGGCTGGCAGTACTGTAGTAGGAGTAATACCTGTCTCAAACGGCGGGAATGACATCCGCGTCAGGCAGAAAGCGATTGCTTATAACAACAGCGCAGTTTCTGGTGTAACTATAAGTCCCCTTACTACTGAATTTGAAAAAAATACAAACACTGGCTCACTTGTAGTGGCAGTTGCGGGGGGTAATAACACGCCAACCACTAGGTCTATAAGTCTAGCTACGTCTTTATTTTCATTGACAGGTGGCACGTTCGGAGATTCTTTTCTTGCAAGTTATAGTGTAAATCCAACCCCATTCAAAAGTTTTAACTATACCGATACAAGTACTCCTGCACGTAATGTACTCATTGGCGTTGAGTTTGAATCTGGCTCTACCCCTATTACCGGCTCTGTGAATTTTTCAGCCAGCGCAAGTTCAATGGCTAGGGTTGCGTCTGCCGTTCGGACGGCTTATCCGTTTTCCATGTTTGCGATGGTGAAGCCTTACTCCGTACCAGCGGGAGCCGGCACAGGAGCGGATCGTCAGTTCGGCGTTTTATGCTTAGACAACTCTGCATCTAACGGTGATTATCAAAGATTGAATCTTGCTAACTCTGATTTCGGCACCGCTATAAGCGGGTACTCTGCTGGGAATATTGTAGGTTTGGTAAGGAGTCGCAACGCATCAACATCAGTAGCGACATCAATCACGAATAACACAAGTTTTTTTAGCACCAATATATGGGCGGCATTGGGTGGGACTTGGGCTACGGCAACGACGACCCCAAACATAACTGCATATAAAAATGGAACAGATCAAACTCTTGATATAGACACGCAAGCCGTTACGTTTAGTGCCAACATCAATGAAACAATTATAGGAAGGGAAGGTATTTCCCTAGCGCAAACTGGACGGAACTTTGATGGTCTGATTTCACGAGTAGCTATTTGGAGCGTAGTACTTACTGCGTCTGAAATGGCGTCTCTTAGTAACGGTACAGATCCCAGTACTATACAAACTTCTAATCTTGTCTGCTACTGGCCGGGAGATGTAATCGGCATAAAAGCATATAATGCCGCAGTCGGTCAGTACATGAATGAAGTGGTTCAAGGAAAGTATGCGCTGTTGAGTAATGATGCGGTTAGCATATTGGAAGATCCAGTATACCAAGCCGCCTTTAAGGCTTTCTTTGCTTCAGCGAATGTTTTAATTTAACGGGAGACGTTAAATGTTTAAGAATACTGCCTCCCAATATGTAGCCGCTCAGTTGATAGCAAAAACTGACGGATCTAGCGTAACTACTGGGACTACAACGGTATATGTCACTAAGGATGGAGGAACTCAGGCTACCGGATCTGGAACTGTCGTTCACGAAGGACAGGGATGCTGGTCATATGCGTGTACCCAGTCAGATACAGATGCCAACCATGTTGCGTTTACGTTCGTCAATACTAGCGCAATCTCGGTAACCGTCCAGACCTACACAATCGTCTTGAATGACTATGCAGACGCCGTGCTAAAGCGCGACTGGTCTTCTGTGACGAGCGAGGCCTCAAGGTCTGTTCTGAACGCGCTAAGGTTCCTGCGTAACAAGTGGTCGATATCCGGTACTACCCTGACTGTGACTAAGGAAGACGATTCTACCTCTGCGTGGACTTCCACACTGGTTACTAGCGGAGCAGCGGAGCCGGTTACATCTAGCGATCCTTCGTAAAGGGGTGATTTATGGCCCAATTTAAGCGGCCAGATAGTAACGTCACCCAGACAAACTTTACTAATGGATTTGCTCAGATCGATGAAGTCACGCCCAGTGACGCAGACTACGCTTATTCTGCTAATAACACGATAGGAACCCTTGAGGTAGGGTTAAGTAATATCTCTGACCCGCAGAGCGGTACCTGTACCGTTCGCTATCGCCACGCCCAATCCGACGACGATGCTGGAACTATAGCCCCATCAAGCGGTGGCAACAACGTAACCATCACTTGCTCTGTATATCAGGGCACTAGCCTGATCGTTGCAGACACCGGGCAAACTGCTAACGCCGGGTCATTTGTACAGCGTAGCTTTACCTTTAGCACAAGTCTAGTCACGAACTGGAGTGACCTACGTCTTAGGTTTACTACCACGGCGTCTGGTGGTTCCCCTGCGGCTAGGCGTGGTGCGGCTGTTTCGTGGGCAGAGGTAGAGACCCCGGACGCTGCGGTAAACGTCACGGCTTCAGTCACCGGCCTGTCAGCCACTGGGTCTGTCGGGGATACGACGGAGACCGGCTCGGCGGTTGTTGATGAGATAGGCGTATCTGCTACGGGTCAGGTCGGGACGGTATACGGTGGCACATTCGCGGGACTGTATTTCCCCCTGCCCATACAGATAGGCGCGTCCGCTGGTGCTGTAAACGTACTGGTCACTGGGGTATCTGGCACTGGGGTTATAGGCACCGTAACCGTTACCGGTACGGCTTTAGTCACAGAAGACGGCGTTTTTGCTACAGGCCAAGTTGGGACCGTAGCCGTCAATGCTACCGCTGTCGCGGGTGTTACCGCAGTAGCTACAACTGGCGAAACTGGCGATGAGATCGTCACAGGCACGGCCAACGTATTCCCAACAGGAGTTCCACCCGTGGGTGTGCCGATATTGAATGGTTCACCACTCTGAATACGAATAGATACTAGTGTTGCAACATATCTAGAC